CACTAGGTCTACATCCATATCGCAATGTGGACAACCGGCACTTATCCAATTCAGGTGATACACTAACGTAGTTTCACTACATCGAGGACACGTAATAAGAAACTTCTCCTTATTGGGATTCTTATTAGGTGGTAAGGGTGGTTCCTTATTAGAGATGTATCCATCTACAATTCCTTCTGCCATCTGTTGACATACTTGGAACTCATCTTCATTCAATTTACTTGCAAGCCACTTGGCGACTACAGTTGCATGATGAATATAATGTTCTGCATCCATTTCTTCTTCTAATTCTTTAGGCATACCTTTTACAATAACAACAAGTGTCTCAGTGAGGGCTTGTTTATAGGTTTTCCACTCCGCCTCATCCATTATTTCGTGAATATAGTCATCCATTGCCATGTCATCTTCTTTGGAATAGTTACTCATCATTCACCCTTCTACTAGTTGGACGCACTTCATACCTATAAAACTTCAGATCACATTCGATAGGACGTCCATACTCAAAGATTACACGAAGGAGTAATGGTGTAAGTTCCATAGACCAATGTGTATTCATTACTTCACATGTTAGTTTCTCAGCCATAGACCAAGAAATATTAAACTTTTCGTATACTTCATTTCTAACCTCATAAAAATCATACATGTCTAGGTGGTCGGAGCTTTCTTCTCCCACGACTCCTAGCAATCCATTAAGTTCTTCAGCAATGTACTCTTTTATTTTTGGACGATTATCTTTATTAACTCTAGTTACCACTTTCTTCTCCTTTCAATGCCCTACTTGGATCATCCTAGCATCATCTTCCACTCGTGTCAATACAGTGAAATACAGTTCTATTGACCAAATTGACCGATAAAAAATTATCTGTTATATTTATAGGGATATCGGATGTGAACTCTGATGTTTGTTGTGCTAGAGAGAGTGTCTAGCCTGAACAACTTTGCACTCTCTCTTATATTTATATAAAGAGATTATTAAAAAAGATATATATAATATATATATATAATATATATAGTTTTTCTTTTCTTTTATTTAAGTATATTCATTAGGATATTATCTATAATATATTTAGTTTATTAGTTTTTTAGTTTGTATTTAGTTAGTGCGGTAGCTTTTGCCAACTCCACTTCTTCTTTTGATAGACTGTCATCCGCTATTTGTTGAGCAATCGTCGCACACTCTTGTGACTTCTTCTCTGTTGGTGCAGTCAGGGCTAAGTAAAGTGCTAGTGTAACCGCCTCAAGTGGGTTTTCTGGATACCCTTGTGGTACGTCCATCATTCCACCTTCACTTTCTCAGGGAAGAATGGTAACTCGTGATCCATACCGCCTTGATTAATGGTAAGTCGTACCTCAAACCCTAACTCTCTAGCGTAATCTAGTAGAAATTCATTTAGTGTTTGTTTCCCTGCTATGCGAGTTAATATTCTAGCCTTCTCATTTGCAGGGTAGTAATACTTAGTGCCATAATGTGTTTGTGCTTGTACCAATACTTTTTTATCGTTCATTAGTTTACTCTCTTTCCGATAATACCCTAATGAATATACTTAACTTATGATAAGTACTCTAAGATAGACACTATAACTATATGTGTTTTATTCTTTCTCTCGTAACTCTAATTCTTCTTCTGAATATTTATCAATGTTGTCATGTATCCACTCGATCCCTGCAGCGTTCATCGCATGGATAATATCATCTTCATAACTATAAGACTCAACCCATTGTTTAACTTGTTCGTTTGTCCACTCTGGATAGCCTTGATCCTTCCTGATTTGTTGGATTTCTTCAGTGTCTATAAGGGATTCTATCTCTATAAAGTCTTGGTTTTTTCCATAGTATTTTGGCATTTGGTTTATCTCTCTTTCTTTAAAAGAAATAGTGCCTATCTTAGAGTACTTATCTGCCTGACAGGTATCCTAAGATAGACACTAGACGTAGTATCATTAATTATAGTTTCATTATTCAGTACCAACTATGTGGCACGTGCAATCTTTATCAGTATGGTACTCATCCAAAGCCTCATAGATCATCTCGTGGATAGTATCATGGTCTACTTTCTCGTATGGGTAATAATGATCTACTATATAACGTGCAATCATGGCTCTCCATTTTGTATGTTCTCTATCTGATAGGTTTTTCCATTCAGTATGGTTATGTCCCCAATAACTATTATTGTATTCAGTTTCCAACATATTTCTAGCTGAATTAGATTTTCTTAGCCATCCTGTTACAGCGATAAGCATAAATTCTCGAATGGTTGTATTTTTATTTATATTCCAATTTTTTGTTATCATTTGTTTTGTCTTTCCCTACGTGTAGTGCCTATCTTAGAACACTTGTCAGGATATAATGACCAATCTAATATAGACATTATCTACTTTGTTAATTGTTTTCATTCTTGTGTTATTACACATCCATTATTCGGGTTCTTACATTTAGGGCTATAACATTCTTCACATTCAGTAAGTATTTCATTTATCCGAATCGCATCTTGCAATAGTTTTAGATATTCGATTTGCTTACTATCAAAGGTAATTTCTAAAGGCTTTTTTTGTTCAGTCATTAGGTATTATCTCCATTTCTGATAATGCCTATATTAGATTAGTCATTATATAATTTAGATAGTTAACCTAATATAGACATTATTCATTATGGTTTTCAAATTATTTATATTGTTTGTATGATTTTAAATCTTGATTCACTAGTTCTTGACACTTAGTAGGCAATGCTTCAAAGTCTATTACCTTATCATTAGTACCCCATACACTATAGCGTTGTTCTAATTCACCATGTTGACCAAAGCCTTGTGGATGCGTTGGGTTCTCCGACATTGCTAGGTAGGGATAAACTCCATATTCATTGGGTTCATATAAAACCATGTACCTATCAAAGTGTTTTTTGCCGCTATCAGCTACTAGTAAAATCCCATTAGGATAATTTGTTCTAGACTTTCTATATTTCATTTTGTCTTTTTCCTATATAAAATCCACTATCCCATTGGCATTCTAAATCCATTAGATTTGCATAGCGATTGTCATCATAATTTATTTCACCTGATAACATTTTTTCTTTGGTTTTTCTATATGGATTATCTGCAAGGTTTGACCCAAATATATAAGCAGTCTTTCCTTCAGATGTAGTACTATCTAACATTATTTGTTTCTCTACTTTCTAATAATGCCTATATTGGATTAACTATCTAGGTTAGGTATTCTTATCAGGATATTATCCACTAATTATTAATTGTTACTCTTCATTAATCATTTCATCTAATGCGTCAATATCAAGTTTAGGATCAAAAAAACTTACACCGTCTTTTGTTTTAGTTTCTTGTGTAAATCGTTCAATCTTCTCATCTTGCCAAGTGTCTGGTCTCATTAGATGGTTAAATGTTCCTATTAAATCATTGCGCAATGATAAGTATGGCGATGCATAACCTTTATAACCTTTGACTATCTGATATAGTGGGTAATCATTTTGTAACCATAGCGCAACGTTCCAAGTTTCATAATTTTTCCATCCATTGTAGGTAGTATCTTTTGCTAAACTCATTATAGTTTTCTCTACTTTCTAGATAATACCCTGATAGGGATACCTAACCTTTGTGCTTGGTACCGGATTTTGCCGGACGGTCAATCAATCTTTGTCATTGTCGCCATTACCCAAGAATCACTATTCAGTTGTTAAGGTTCTATCACTATCCATAGTCTACACGCTCATACAATAAAAGTCAATAGGGTAGATATAGATAGCCTATCTATCTATATACCGGTGGGCTGTAGCCATATCATGTATTGGTGTAGGGTGTATCCAAGTAATCATGTAAAGCTAATAAAAAAGGATAAGGATAAAGTCGCTATCTAAAGTAAACACTAAACTATATTTATTTATATCTATTCTAAAAGACTTAGCGTTTATGTTAGCTATGACCTAAAGTAAACGATAAATTATATACTTAGCGTTTAAGTTAGCCCCACGTCACAATATTTTTTCCCACTATATATAGCGTCTATTGGTTACCCACCGGGTATCCCTTAGCGATATGTAATAGTGCAAGTGCATACCCATCTATATTTAATTTTATAAAAAGGGAGATAGTATAGATAGGATATTTATAAATATGAAGGCGCATATATTATATATATATATATTACATACAATAATAATTCTTTTCTCTTTTTATTTATATAATATATATATATATATTGGGATGAAAATAACTTTTTAAAGGGCTGGGTAAAAGAGATAGTAGCTTCAAAATAATCACATGGAAGGAGGAACGAACCAAGTGAAGCCCAGCCCGATTGAGATTATAGCATAGGGCAATAAAAAAAAGAGAACGGATAGATACCCGCTCTCTTCCCAACAATAAACATCAAAGGAGTTAAAAATGATGTCCACAGTAGACGTTAGCATAGGTATTTTATTAAAGCAAGGAGTAAACCAGTATAGTGCAGATCAGACGTTTCTGGAGGTGGTCGAGGCGGAAGACAGGTTCCGCAATCTGCTTACCTCTCCTTGCGCCGTCATGCTACCATAGGATCATGCTTTTGTTATCGAAAACTTGTCCGAGATGTAAAAAAGTAGCAAGAGGAGACAGGGAGGGATTTACCTGCCCTATCTGTGGATGGAACGAGTATATTATTCCTGCTCCTCCCAAAGAACTCACCGGAAGTGTTCCACTTATAGATAGGTTCTTCTTAGCCTATAAAGGCACACACCCGAAATACAGGTACGTAAGAGCGTCTATCATAACGTTTCTTTATCTGACTCCGAAGAAAAAAGATAAGATTATTTACTTTATGGATTGTCCTCATGATAGATGTAATATACGGACGGCTGGCAAGAAGTCGTGGCAGTATTCTCTGAGGAAATTAGAGAAGAGTTACTTCAAGTTTGTTTGCAAGGATAAACATTTATGGTATCTTGTGGTGTTAAATGGCGAGCCGTTACATTGGCTTAGTAATGATATGGAGGTCGATATGCCTAAAGTCGGAAAGAAACATTTTTCATATACTCCTAAAGGCAGGACTGCTGCTAAGAAGTATGCAAAGAAGACCGGTAAGAAGATGACTAAGAAGAAGAAGTATTAAATGCCAGCTAGTAATGCACGTATAAGCGATCATTTAGCTAACAGACCCCAAGATGTTAAAGCTAGGCAGGATAAGTTCTTAGAGATATATGAGTCTGATGAAGGTGGAACTATTATCCATGCGGCAGAACAGGTAGGTATTTCCCGAAATACTGTAATGTACTGGAGAAGAGAGGATGTGCAGGGATTTGTTAAACGATTCGATAACGCCCATAAGACATTTTCCGAAAGAGGCGAGAAAAACTGGTTATATAAAAGACTTGAAGACCCAAAGTGTCATCCGAATCTAGTTATGTTTGCATTGAAAGCATTATTACCTAATAAGTATCGTGAATTAGCTATGAATACCGATCTGACAGGTGAAACTATCTTAGAAGAACTTAAACGAGCCAGAAAACAAATGGTGAATACCGCTAAAGAGGATATAAAAGATACCTCTGTAACAGTAGAACAACAAGTTAAGGACATACTTAGTAGTAAAGGGAATTGATGTCAGATGGCAATTCAAGCCCCTCCGAATACAGATCAGGTAGCCGAATATATTTATGGCAAAGTAGGATTTAAACCTACTGAGTTACAGAAACCTATACTCGCTTGTAAGAAACGATTTATACTCGTTGCAGGTGGTGAGCAAGCGGGTAAGAGTATAGTAGCCTCTAAATTTTTACTGAGTAGATTTTTAGATCACGAAGGTGCTGGACTCTACTGGCTGGTTGCTGCTGACTATGAAAGAACAAGAGCTGAATTTGAATATCTTGTTGACGACTTTGCGGCAATCGGTGTTCTCGCTGAAGCATCGAAAAGAGTCGATCCGGGAAAGATCATATTAGCCGATGGAACCAGAATAGAAACTAAGTCAGCTAAAGACCCAAGAACTCTTGCTATGCGCGCTCCTAACGGTATTATAGGATGCGAAGCATCGCAGCTAGATTTAGAAACCTTTCATAGATTGCGCGGCAGATGCGCTCCGAAGCGAGGGTGGATGTTTTTATCAGGTACCTTTGAAGGCTCATTAGGCTGGTATCCACAGATGTATCAAGCGTGGGAACACTCGTCTTCTTTAGAGGAAGAATCATTTTCGTTACCTTCTTATTCTAATGAATATCTCTATCCCGGTGGTAGAGATGACCCTGAAATTTTAGCTTTAGAGAAGGTAAGCAGCGATGACTTCTTTATGGAGAGAATCGAGGGAATCCCGTCACCACCACAGGGAATGGTATTTACTGAAATTAGACCAGATATTCATATTCAGGATGTGGAATATGAACCTGATGAACCAGTGCATATATGGATAGACCCCGGTTACGCAGAAGCATATGCATGTGAGATAGTTCAAATAATAAATGATCAGGTAAGAGTTATAGATGAAATCTATGAACGCGATCTGGTTACAGATGATATGATTGATATAGCACAATCCAGACCGTGGTGGCGCGATGCGGAGTTTGGTGTGATTGATATAGCAGGATACCAGCATCAGGCGATGGCTGCACCAGCAGAAGTCTGGCTGGAACGAACTGGTATTTATTTTGATTCACAGAAGATAAGAATTAACGAGGGAACAGAAAGATTAAAGTCCTTCTTAAAGACCGATCCGGTGGATCAGAAAGAAGCTCGCATTGTTTTTAGTCCAAAGTGTAAAGGTATACTTTCTGAGTTTGGAATTATGCCGAATCCCTTCGATGGACAGACTCGTGCGTACAGGTGGAAATATGATCGGGATGGAAATATAGTTGGCGAATCTCCTCAAGATCAGTATAATCATGGCGTTAAAGCCATAATTTATGGTTTAATTAATCGTTATGGTTATGGCTATATAACTGATAATAGAACAATTAAAGTAAGGCGTTGGTAAATGGCGAATTATAAGCCCGAAGAGATTATCGATCTTGTCGATAGTCATTATGATCTGACTGAACCACTACGCACCCGTATGGATGAAGACCATAAAATCTATCGTTTGGAAGAGTTTGATGCCGGTGAAGGATATCAGTCCTATACATCTAATGAACCACAAGTTTATGCAGATAAGCTGATCTCATGGATAACGTCTGCCGAGATGGTAACGAGAGTTCCATATAATAATTCTGAACGAGAGCAGCGAGAGAATAATGATGCAAAGGAAAGATTCCTTATCGGAATATTAAAAGCGGCTGATGACAGATTAACCGCTAAATTTCAGCCTAGTATAAGACAACAAATGGCTTGGTTTACTTGTATTCGTGGATGGTACGCTGGTCGCGCGTTATTAGTTAAGAATGAAGATGATGAGACTTACGTGGATATTCAGCCGTGGGACCCGATGCACACCTATTGGGCTGAAGGGAAACACGGACTCGCGTGGGCTTGCTATAAAACTAAGAAGACTCCATCAGAAATTAAAGCAATATGGGGAGTAGAAGTTAAAGGTGAAAACGCTGAACTCGATGACGATGACGCAATTGATGTTTATGACTTCTATGATGATGAAGATAATATAGTATGTACCGATGATACTGTCTTAAAGAAGCGAACTAAGCATGGTGCGGATAGAGTTCCTGTCTTTTTAGGACCGGTTGGTGCGAATCCTCTGGTTCAGGCTATTACTTTCAATAATAATGTAGATACTGTAGAAGATTATGGCGAGTCTTGCTATAAATCTTCACGATCTTTGTATGAGAAGCACAACTTTATGATGTCAACCATGCTTGAACTTACCGCTAGGTCCCGTAGACAAGGACTTAAAGTTAAATCCAGAGATGGAAGTAAGACTTTAGAGGAAGACCCTTACAAGGAAGGCTCTGAAATCGCTCTTGGACAGGGCGAGGACGTAGAACCACTCGGATTACTGGAGATGGCTAAGGAATCAGGGGCGTTTATGGGTCTTGTTGCTGGTGAAATGCAACGAGGCGGCTTACCTCACTCGATTTATGGTCAATTAGAGTTCCAATTATCTGGTTTTGCTATTAATACTCTTAGACAAGGTGTCGAAACTATATTAATTCCAAGACTTCAAGCTGTGGAACGAGCGTATCGAGCTATATTCCAGCTTATTTGCGATCAGTATATATCTGGCGCATTTAAGGCGATGGAATTATCAGGACAAGATCAGAACAGGATGTATTTTAGGGAAGAAATTACTCCAGATATGATAAAAGACGCAGGTGATGTAGAAGTTTCACTTATCGGACAACTTCCACAAGACGATATGAGTAAGATGAGTATGGCGCAGATAGCAAGAGAAGGAAATACTCCGTTACTATCAGATACGTTTATTAGAGATAATATCTTGGGCTTACAATCCGCTGATGCAATGGGAGATTCAATTAATACGCAAATGGCGGAAAGAACTTTACCTGAAGCGCAGCTTTGGACTCTGTTGCAAGCCGCTATCAGACAAGGCAGGGAGGATTTGGCTGAGTTTTATCAGGGAGAATTAATGAGAGTGTTTATGGCAAAAGCTATTGAACAACAACAAATGATAGCTCAGGCTGCACCGCAAGCTCAAGCTCCACCACAAGCTCAAGCTCCACCACAAGCTCCACCACAAGCTCCACCACCCCAAGGTATGGTTCCTCAAGGTGGAGGTGGACCAACTTTACCACCACAAGTAATGCCTGACGCAATGATGGGAGTACCACCAGTTGCACCAACCGCTCCACCGGGTCCTTCAGTTCCACCCGGAACTCCAAGACCGGGAGCGCAAGGCACAGAAGCTAGGCTTGCTAATATGGGATTAATACCAGTAGGACCGGGAGGTTAATATGCCAATGCTAGATAGGGGAATATATTCTATGATGACAGAGGGAGTAGACGCTATTCCTGCTGCGTTTGGAAGTATGACCGCGCAAGGAGTAGGGATTTATCCTGATGAGGCATCCCCATTTTCTCAATTTGAACAACCTGCTCAAGGAATGGGACTTTTGGGTGGGCAAACATACCAGTTTGATCCTTTAGTACCAGCGAATCTTCAAGCGGGAATGGTTGGTAGCGGAATGATACCCGGTCAACCAGTATCCTTTCGTGATCCAATATTAGATACTCTTATGCAACAGTATAGGGAACGGGAGGGGGGTCCGCCGCTAAGTGCTGCGGAGAAGTGGGCAAAACAAAGAGCTATTGAAAAAGCTAAAGCTACTGCTAAGTGGACAGCTACAGAAAGTGAATTAGAGAAACAATTAGGTGATAAAGGTAAAGCAGTATCTATTCTTGTAGCTGCTGATGTCGGAGATGATCCATTACAAAGGTCATCTGGAGAAATCGAAGCATTAGCTGAAAGAACTAATGAGGCTAGAGCTAATAGAAGGGTAAGAGATGAACGAATAGAAAAAGCCGGTGGTTTACAAAATCTTCTTGCAAGACAAGTAGCATCATCAGATGAAATACAAACTACTTTACCAGATGGTACTGTTATAAAAGAAAGTCCTTCTGAAGCATTAGGACAAAACAGATTCCCCGGTCTTGGTAGAGCAGGAATCCTCGATATGACAAATGTGGATGAAAACGGGGATTTAGTTATAGAGGATCAGGCTACTGATCAAGCTGCTGCTGGTGCGTTAGATACTCTTGGTGAGGATGTACCACTAGGATTAAAAGGTACAGAAAGAATTTCTCCTCTTGGAGAACAAACAGATACAGCCGCTGCAAGAGCAGCTATGGATAGAGATAATGTCATTATAGATGCTGCCGGAAATGTAACTCAAGCAGGTCAAGCTGGGATGGCAGGTCAAATAGGACAAGCAGCTCAAGCAGGACAGATAGGATTTTTAGGAACTGAGTCACGTGATCCATATACTGCTATACCCGGATTAGAAGAATATTTCGATCCTACTATGATTGAGACTCCTGCTGAAGTATATCGAAAACAGCGACTAGGTGATATTTCTGGAGTTCCTTTAGGTGTCTTACTAGACCCTAATCTTCAAAATGCTTTATCTAGAGGGTTTACTCCTACAATGGGAAGATTCTTATTGCAACAAGCCCTACAAACAGGTGCTGATTTTCCGGGTGGAGAATTAGGTATGGGTACTACTGAAGCATTTCAAGACTTTTTAGAAGAAAATCAAAGGTTGGCTACAGCAGATTACCGAACAGGATATTCTGATCTTGCTGATTATCTTAGAATGTTATCCCAACCACAAGCTCTTGAAGGTATGCCTCCAGCACAACTTGCTAGATGGGCTAGTATATTTGGTGAAGGAACGGATGATCAAATGAAGACCGGCATTTTACAAATGTCTATTGCTGCACTTGGAGTTCCACCGGGTATGGGTAGTCGTGCTTATAATGGTCTTGAGAGAATATATGATGTTATGATCACTCGATACGGTGAAATAGCTGGTAGAGCGCAATTTACTAATTGGGTAGCATCCGCTTATCCAGTTCCTTATAAGAATGTAGCTCAAAATCAAGTTACTAAAGAAAAAGTAATTACTAATGCAGTTACTGCTTCTGGAGCTACTAATAATCAAGAAGTTAATAATGTTGTAGAGGAGATTGCTAAAGAAGGTATGCAACCTGAGAGAGCGCTAGCTGTAACAGGACAAGATGTTTACGCTCCTACACCAGAAGAAGCTGCTGTAGTTCCTACTACTACTGACCAACCTGCATTTGAAACAGATGTAAGAGGTAGGGTCACTTATACAGATAGACCTAAAACTCCAGAGCAACAGCAAGCAGCCTTGGAAACTGCTCAGGAGTATATGCAGCGACAGGCTACAATGATTGGTGGAATGCCACAAGCAGGGATGCCGGGGCTTGCAGGAGATTTGCCTTCTCCAGCCGTCCCAGCAGGTGGGGAAGTTGCGTATGATCCATTTACTGATGTTGCTCCACCTCCAACACCTATGAATATTCCTACATCTCTAGGAGGTCAGTATGGAGAAGATGCTCAGGGAGTATATCAGCTAAGAAAGGATGGAGCTAAAACTTATCTTAAAGACCCTGCTACTGGATTAGGGTTCGGAATTTCAGGTAATTTAGCCTATACTATCGGTGGTACTCCTACTACGAATAGAACATTTAATATTGGTGATTATTCTAATCTTGTAGAGACACTATATCCTACAAGAGTAATGACTGCTGGTAAACAAAAACGAATTGATTATTCTATTATTCCTAAAACAACTTGGGAAACAAAGTATCCTGAGTCTGAGTTTGGTATTGATCCATATAAGGGAGTTGAAGATAGATTTATACCTCCAAAAACCATCACTTCTCCAAAGGCTAAAGGTATTAGGAATGTTCCACCTCCTTTACCGATAGCCGGGGAAAAGGCTAAAGGTAGTATATTCGGTGAATCGTTTAGAGGTAGATAAGGAGAGATAATATGGCTAATGGCAATCTAAATACATTCGATGATTTTTATTCAGGCATGTTAGAGGGGCAACCTCAAATGGCATATATGGGTGCTGTTGCTAATCAGCCTTTCCGTGGTACTGCGCCTATGCAACAACGTGCTAGGGATTATTGGGCTAACCAGTACGGTAATGTTTATAATCGATATATGGGACAACGAGCGCAAGAGATGCAAGGGCGAGTTGATCCTTCTAAATGGACAACCTTCTCTAATTTTCTAAGTGACTATCCTACTATGACTCAAACTAATAATTTAACCGGACGACCTACTGATGTGCCGGGACAATTCGCTCGTAGATACGCTGCGTTAACTCCATATCAAAGAGGAGTATCTACATCTAGATTCGCACCTAGTACAAGGCATATTTACTTCTAATGATGCAACAACCCATATCACCGGAAGAGATTGCGCGTCAAGCAATCAATCCCGATCCTACGATTTGGGATAAGTACTTAATCCCTGCATTTGAAGGGATTACTAATGCTCCTGTTATAGGACCTGCATTACGAGGTATAGGTCAGGGATTAGAGTGGCTTCAGGAAGAAGTAATCAATCCACCTGTTACAGAAATGTTACAGTATTTACCTGTAGGATGGGAAACTACTGCTACACCTCCAGAGGACTTTGGTATAGCTCCATGGAATGAAGCATGGTGGAAACTTAAAAGTGGTAATCCAACATTAGATTTAGATGCCTTTACTAAGTTTGTACCTGATGAAGAAACTGGTGGTACTAAAAGACAATTAGTACCTAGTGCTATATTAGATGCTATATTAGCTCCTACTATAGGGGCTGCTCAGTCTTGGTTTAAAGGACCAACTCCAACTCCGGGTACAGAACGTGCAAGGGAACTTAACGAAGCTATCTTAGCTCTTGAAGCACAAACAGGTAATGATGCTACAGATAAACAAAGGATGGCATTGTTAAAAGAGATACAACAACTACCACCATTTTTAAGAGGCGCAGCAGAAGACTTGCCTTATTGGTTTGTTCCATCCGCAAAAGCTACGCAAATCGGATTACGAGCTAGTAGAGTCGGTAAGACTATGAAAGCACTGGAGAAGGTATCTCCGCCTACATCTAAAGCTGTATCAGAAGTACTAGAAGGTGCAGCAAAAACATTAGAACCACTAAAAAGAGTAGAAGATTTAACAGAGGCAGCAGTTAAAAAGGCGGTTAGTCCTATTGGTAAAGTGTTACCTAGAGGATTTGTAAAATTAGACCATCAAGGTAGAATAAAATTATATAAACAACTGGCTGAGGACGAAAATGAATTACTCGACCAAGGGCATAGATATATAGATGAAAAAGATAACATAGAGAAATTATTAACAGCTCAACATTCTTTAGATTCTTTAAATGAAATGGTAAAGGAAACGTTAGGTATTAGAGAAAAGCTATATGAAATACGTCCAACTCGTAGAGGAGAACGTATATTCAGAAACAAAACTCCAATCCCTCAAAATGTAGCAGTTAGATGGCAAAAAGATATAACAGGTGAGGACTCTGTTCTTACAACGGCTAGTAATAGACTACGAAGTATGAAGCCTAGAGATGTTCCTGAATTATCTTATACAAATAGACAAGGAAAAACTATAACTGCGAAAAAATTAGTTGAAGAAGCTAGAAAGGATTTTCAGACAGGATTCCACTTAGCAGGAAATGATCCAGATCGCTTTACAGTAAGATGGGGAGCTAGAGGGAATATAATTTCTAGAAAAAAAACTATCGTACCTGATGAAAGATTTGAAACAAGAAGAATATCTGCTAAAACTGGCGAGCCGATAAAAGGAAGAGTAATAGATTTTGAGGATCACCCATGGTTCTCAAGACCATTTGATACAAAAGAAACTATTAGTCTTAGTAGGGTTAAGAAAGCTAATCCAGAAAATAAACCTGCTGACAAACTAGATGAATATAAGGTTGGAAATACTGTTGAGATTCAAGAGAAATTAGGACTTCAATTAAGTAATAAACAACAAGAAAAATATAATGAAC